CAGAGATTTAAGGGTAATGACTCAACCAGAAAAAGGCGGAGCTGGTACTTTGATTGCTGGGGCAATTGCTGTTAACGCATTTAACTTAGCGATGCTTCCAACTGTAGCAAAATTAGGGGTTATTGGTATGGTTATGAGACAGCCTGCTGTTGTTAGAAGATTATCTAAATCAGACGCTGAAAGTGTAAATGTAGTTTATCAAGCATTTAAAGATGCTTTAAGATTATATGCTCCGATGGAAATAACTGGACAAATAATAGATACAAGTAGAGATATTGGATCGGCTACAGCTGAAGGAATAAGTCAACTAACCGAAGACTCTAATCTAGGAGCCATATCACAACAATTAGGCACAGAACTTCAAACCACAAGTCGCACACTCCCGAAACTTCCAAATTTAACAGCATCCGCACAATTGCCACAAGTACAATCTGTTGCAGGCGGGATTATGAGTCCTAGTATTCTAGGATATAACAGGGCAAATGAAGACATAGCTAGAAGATTCTCAAACACAGTCTAACCCTTAATTAAATAAAGATCCCAGTTATTCCTTAGCACTTCCAACCATTCTTCGATTGGCATAACTGTTACCTTGTCGTTATCTTCTTCCCACTCAGGATTAATCGCATATAACGGAACGCACACCCGAATAGGTTTGCGGTTGTATTTAAAAATTAAAACAGGAATACGGCCATCTGTTGCTTTGCATACTTGATCCCACCACCCTTGTTGATACCAATCGCCCTCTTTATAAAACTTGCACTCTACGGCGTGATGAGGAATGTTTATATCGCAAAGATCTTTAGATTGATATTGGTCTAGGTTACGCTTACAAACGTAGTCAATACCTTCAGATTCAAAAAACTCGTTTAATATTTTAGCAACGTCTCTTTCAAACGTCGCTCCCTTGGTTCTTGAGTTGATCGGCATTCTTCTTCTCCTTTAAAGTTCTTTCTTTCATTAGTAACTCTAGCTCATGCCAGCGATACATTCTTTTATTTATATGGTCCCAAAACCAACCTTTATGATCATAAAGTTTTTCTGTTGGGTTTTCCATTACTTATCCTTTTTGTAATTGTTAACTAAACCCATTTCTTCTCTGTCAAAACCCAATGGATGAGGTGATAAGCACTCTAGCTCATCTTTACTAAAATGAATGTAAGGTTCTGAATCTTCTTCATAAATAGGTTCTGCAATTGTACCAAACCTTACATCGTATATGTGATCTCTTTTCCAAGTATGACTGTAAACGCTGTCCGTCATTGCGTAAACAATTACAAATGGCTGATTGGTTGCTAAAGATAAGGCCGAGCCCATCCTTAACTTGCTGGCAGAAAGTAATAAGGTGTCATACTTTGTAATACCAAAAGTTCTGCATTTAACTTCTAGCCAAAAAGAAACTTCTTTTGATTCACACCAGTAATCTAGGCCATAACTAACTGGTAGCTTATGACATCTAACATTCCACAAACCTTCTATAAAACCAGCAACACGCTCTTCGCGCTTTTGATCATTAATGTTTTCCATTTTTGGTTTTGGCTTATCCATTGATTTCTCCTTTTTTAAATACAATACGAACACAATACTTGCGAACAATCGCAACAAGCGTAAATACTGTTGTTTGAATAACAGAGGTGGTTAACAAGCTAGCATTAAAATAATTGCACATGTTAAGAACAAAAAAAGATAAAGGCAAAGCTATTACAACGCCAACAGCTACATCGCTGAGACTTTCTTTTAAAGCGCGTCTATCAATCTTCATTAAAAAATTCTGGATCAATTGCAACAATACGTTTTGTTGGCCGCCCAGTTCCTTTTGCCCTTAAATCTTTTTCTTGTATCTCCCCTGAGTTTTTTAATCTCTCTATAATTTCTTTAACTTCGTATGACTTCATTGATCTGAATATTTCACGTCGATCAATATCACGCTTACTTATACCCCAATCTCCTTGCGATCTAATAAAGCTAAGTATCTGTTTGATACGGCCTTCCATTTCAGATCCCGCAACCTTGTCTTTACAATTCTCTATTAGCAACTGATCGTAGTAATACACATAATCTATCGCCCATTGAGTTATATCACCTTTAATTGTTTTAGTCTTTCTATCATCTGCCAAAGCTCCAATCAAAGCCAAACGCATTGCTTTTTCTCTAGTTCTAGATAATAAAACCTCAAGACCTTCTTTCTCCAAAGCATTTTGCTGATCTACTAATTTGTATGCCAAGCTGTCCAACAAGGCATTTGAATCATCATCAAACTTTATAATTCTTTGTTTAAAATCTAACTCAGCATTGTCTCTAGATATCTGTTCCATTTCGTTGTCAACCTGTCTTACATGTGAAACCCAGTTGTAAGTTGATTGAGGAGGCTCAACAAAAGCTACCATTTTTCCAACAGTTCTTGGCACGTGAGATTCAACAACAATAAATCTGTTTAAAAATCCGTCAACAATACGACCTGTTGATAAAGCTCCGTAAAAGTTTTTAGGAACACTCATACCAACCAAAGTAATTGCAGGCTTAATTGTTGACCTATCTAAAACTTCTTTTTGTTGTTTGTTGGTTAGAGTCATCATTGAATAATTATCTGGTCTTAGAACACCATGACATCTTCCCCAAGTCTCCATAAGTATTTGTAACGCGTCTTCTTTATTAGAATTGGATGATTTAGATATGCTTTCCAATCTTTTACCAAACTCATCCATTACAGTTATATGTGTTGGTTTATATCTAAGTAAACTGTAAATAGCTCCGCTTGAAGTGTAACCATCTCCTGCCATTAAATCGCTATGTTCAGCATGGTCTAAAATAGTTTCAACAACTGTTTTGACATTTTCTTTACCTTGTCCCGACTTAGCAATACACATAAAAAACAAAGATGAAAAGTTATTCATATTGGTTCTATACATCCTACCTAAAGCCACTGAGCCTAAAGACAAAGCTGCCTGCATGCTAATAGCTGGTTGAGAAATATGTGCTATCTGTTCTGAGTATTCGTAAATATCTTTTAACACCCCTGGAGGAGAAAAAAGATTAACAGGCTCATTTACACTTTTGGTTGTTGATATGTAAGCTGGAGCTTGTTGGTTTTTTCTGTCATGAGTTTTTTGAATTGAATTAACTGTTGTAGATATTTCAGACCTTGATAAAGGTGGCTTGTTTTGTTCGTTCCAAGACTGAACAAAAAATTCTGTAAACTCTGTATTCAAACCTTTGGCTATTAAATAACCAGCAAGTCTAGCGGCTTGGTCATTTCTACCACCTTCTGATATACCATCAATAGATAAAGGCGCAGCTATTGGCTGACCGTTAAGTTTCTCGACTCCCGTTATTTTTATCCATAAATCTTGAGTTAGATTTGGCAAGTCATCAATATCGTTTAGATCCCAATCATCAATTTTTGTAGGAGTATAGATAGCACCTGTCGCATGAATATTATGCGGAGCAACAATCAAACCACCGACACCTCTAATATCAATTAGCTTAGCTGGGTCGTAGCCTTCAGTTCTTTTAGCTACCCAAGTAGTAAAGTTTTCTGGATTGTTGTAATAGTAATGAACTCCCTTGCCTGTCGCTACTTTAAAAGGTGTTATTGGTAAGTTGGCTTCACACCAGTTTACGGCCTCGGGTGTGTCTGCATCTATAACAATAAATTTACCGCAGACTAAAGCGACGACTAGATCATCTCGCCCCTTAAACCATTTCTCAATTTCTTCCGTCGTCGGCTGTCGCTCTTGAAACTTTTGCCATCCACCTAATTCTTTAGGCGGAACTTTATTATGTCTATGTAGTGGTACTACGCTTATGCCATATTCTGCATAAGCTAGAGCTAAGTCCAACGCAGAATCTTGCGCTGTTACTTGTAAATTGAACACTATTAGTCTTCGCCATTCTCTTCGATAGGGCCAAAGATAGATTCAAAGTCTAGCTTGCCGCCAGATGCTTTGATAATTTTTTTGGCTTGTTTAATTGAAGGTTGTCTTAAACCATACCTCCAAGCTTTAGTTGATGCGGGAGAGCAGTCAAATAATTCTGCCGCAGGCTCAGTCCCAATAAATTCTATATACTTCTTTAAAGTTATTCTTTGCACTTCCCTCTCCTTATGTTCAGGTTCTAGATTTTTTGTTTTAAATGATTTAAGCTCTTCATTCGTAAGGTTTTTCAACCTCCAGAGATAATTCACTCTCCATTGATTTTGGTCTACTTCTCTCATTTTACATTCCGTTAAATATTTAATGTTCACACATTGTAATTCATATTAAAATAAATTAAAATAGTATTTTTAAATAAAACGGAGAAGATTAAATGTCTGATATTTTAAGTAGAATTGTAAGTCCTAGTGAATTGGTTGAAAACCAAGGCGCTAAGATTTTAATGTATGGTGCATCTGGAGCTGGTAAAACAACGACATGTGCAACTGCTCCTGGAAAAACTTTAATCATTAGTATGGAAGCTGGTTTGTTATCTATTAAAGATGCAAACAATGTTACTGCTATTGAAGTTAAAGAAGCTTCAGAGATTGAGGAAATTGCTGCAATGCTTGAAAGCGGAGAGCTTGATTACGATACTGTCTGTTTAGACAGCGTAACCGAGATGTCTGAGCTTTTATTAGCACAAGAAAAAGCAAGGTCCAAAGATCCTCGACAAGCTTATGGTGAAGTTATTAATGTAATGACTAGAACAATGCGTAGATTTAGAGATCTAAAGATGCACGTTATTTTTGTTGCTAAAGAAGATAAACTTCGCGACGAGGCAACAGGTATGTTTCATTATCAACCTATGATGGTTGGTGCTAAACTACCTACCCAAATTCCTTACTTCTTTGATGAAGTGTTATGTCTTAGGACTTTCACCGAAGAAAATGATGAAGGGAAAAAAGTAACCAATCGTTGGTTGCAAACAGTTCTTGGTGATAACTATATTGCTAAGGATAGGAGTGGCAAGCTAGATTCTTTTGAAGAGCCTAACTTGACACATATTATTAATAAACTTGGATTTTCAAAAGGAGAAAAATAATGAGCGATTTTGCAGACGTCAAGTTTGATTTTGAAGCGAGTAGTAGTAACGATTCATCTACTATTCCAGAAGGGGACTACCTAACAGAGATAAGCACATGCGAGAAGACTACTTCTGCGGCAGGTAACGACTATCTCAAGTTAGAAGTCAAAGTATGCGGCGATAAATACAAAGGATGGATTGCTAGAGACAATCTAAACCTTTGGTACACTAACTCTGATTCTGAGAAACAGGAAATGGTTAGAGAGATAGCCTCTAGAAAGTTTTCTAGTTTGGTTAAAGCTGTAGGAAGAAAAGACAACCCGCCTGCTAACGCTGGCGAACTGGTTGGTAATAAAGTGATATGTGCTTTTGGTATTGAGAAAAGCAAAAATCCTGATTACCCTGATGATAAAAATATTATCAAGTCTTTTAAACCATTGGAAAAGATGTCGCCTAAACAAGCAGACGACACTCCAGCTTGGGTAACAGAAGGAACCTCTGAAGCCAAAGCTCCAGCTAAACCGAGCTTGTAATTATAGGGTGTTGCTAGGGCGCCCAAAGGGTATAATCTCCCCCCATTAGATACTTATATACCTACCTAGCACCTTAATGAATGGTTAGACTTACTTGATGCGTAGGATCTAATTCGCTAACATCTAAAATTTTTCCAAAACTATAATTGTCGCTGTCTTCCATAGAACGCAATAAAGCAAATAACTCTGCGGTATCAGAGTTCCTGGCCTGCAACACAACCATATGAAGGTTGCTGTCTACCTCGTAGACGCACAGATATTGAGGAATGCTAGGAAATAACATACCTATAATCCTAGCATAATTTTTATTGATCGTTGACGTACAAAGCAATCATTGCATAGTGAATGATTTTAAGGAGCTCTTTTTTCTTATCGTCTTTTTTGCCATAACGCATGGCATATTTCATTATATTGCCAATACAAAAACCCTCGCCAAAGCCAGCATCTACAATCATATCCGTAGCCTGGTACTTGCCCTTGGCATAATGCTGATTGTAGGTACTGTCTATATAATTTTTTAGCTCAGCAAGAGATACATCTTCTTTGAACTTGTAGTCAATAGAAGTTTTTTTGTCGTACATTTTATAAACTTAAGGTAACAATATTAGGCGAGTTATAAATAGATAAATGACCGCCGTCTGAATGATTTTTATACGACTCTAAAAAGCCTTCCATCTTCTCCCAACCAAGATTCATCTGCTCTTCTGAGATAATAAATACTTTAGATGCGTAAGGGTAAACTTTTTCTTGAGCAACAAAAACAAACTCTTTAAGTTTGAATCCAGCTTTCTCCATACCTCTGCGATACCAAGCGGCTTGCATATCATAGCCATACTTCTTAACCGAATAAGCAAACTCTACTGGGTCGCATGATTGAGTGGTTTTGTAATCGACTACACATATGGCGTTGTCTGGGTATGGGCTTTGAACTGGCGGACAAATAATATCTGGTCGGCACTTACAAAGAACTTCACCCTCATACCAGTAAAAACTAGCCTCTGCTACTTTGCCTTCAGCGTTAAGGTAGATGTTACCTTCTTCAATCATATGTTCTTTCATACCTTTGATTGCTGTCATTTCAGCTTCTTTAATAACTGTTAGGCCGCGCTCCTCATACTCTTTCTTCAGCTCTTTGTTAGCATTGGTATAAGGAGAACCCATAACAACTGCGACTGTTTGATTAAAGGCTTCTTCACCCTCTACCAGCAAAGCATGG